AACAATTCGCCGACCTACCATTCCCGAACCGCGCACCAATGAACACGAGCAAGCGCGAAATGATCGGTTACGCGACTCCCGAATGGTCCGAGGAGTTACAAGAGTCGATCCGGGGTAAAGCGTGGATCGGTGCCGACGAACTTTCCGGCGGGTGGCTTAATGGTGTCTCGAACGCGGCGTTCGGTCACGAAATGCGCCGACTCGGATACCGCCCATCGCGTAAGAGCGTTTCCGGTGAACGAGTCCGCGGGTGGGAACGAGTCCGCCATATCGAAGGCTCTAACGTCGTGTCCCTACATTGACGGTCGCGATCTTGTCGGAGAGTGGCCCACGGCGAATCAAACTCGAAATCCGGAGCGACTACGGGTCCACTATCGAGACCCATGTGATCGACCCGGAGATCGTTCGCCGTGGGTGGCACCCATTCCGGGGTGCGTTCGGAGAGGTGCGGTTGTTGTGTCTGTGGCCGGTGGCGTATGGCGCGGCGACAAGTACCGTTGATCGGTTAATGGCGGCGGTGGGTCAACGCCCAACGCTAGGCAGGCAATAGACTCTTTGCTGTCTTGATTGTCGGGAGTACAAAGAGTCCGAGTCTGGCCACGAGCTGCCGTTCGGTCAAGTTGGCTGCACTGCAAGAGAATTGCATAGAATTCAACCGTAAGTGCGATTGGAAAAAATGGCTGCTATCTGTCGTCTCAACGCCAGCGTCAGTTAGGGGGTTGCAATGAAGAAACAAACTTTAGTTCTAGCATCAGTGATCTCGCTCTTAGCGTCCGAGGTTTTCGCGGAGATGTCGTGGCGAATTGTGGACAAGGTGCCGAGGGTCACTGAACGTCAATTGCCCTTTCTAGGTGTAGATCTCGAATTTCCTAAAATCACCATCGACATCGTTCCAATGAGGAAGCCAAAGGAATCCGTAATCGTCGAAATACCCGCAAACGCCAGAGACATAACCTTATCGGATGGCAGCGTGCAGTTCGGACCACCCAGCCTTGATCTCGTAAAGGACATCGCGAAGGGCGCGAGATGTCGCATCATTCGGGCGGGTGGTTTTTGGTACGAGTTCGATGAGGCTTTCGAATTTGAAAGGCTAAATGCGATCACTTTTCAAACCTTCTCTCTTCCGTCTGGAACGAGCGGCACACCCGAAGAAATACGCAAAACATACTTCAAGCATCAATACGTTTCTTGTATAAGACATAATTGAGAGAACAGCATGTCGGCAAATCCAGAAGAAGACTGGCATGAACGGCTAGGTTTATGCTCGGCAGGCAAGATTGTAGTTTTCGCAATGCATACCGAACTGGCGGTTTTGGGTCATACTCTGCCATCTGAATCGAGCAAGTTCACCGGCAGCTTTGGGCACGATAGCCGCCGCCGCAACGCCTTCCGAGAGATCGGGAGGCGTTTTTCGTTATAGGATATGCCCAACGGAATAGCGGTCGGATCAATTCACACTTTCCTAGTGGTAATTATTTCGACCATTAACGGCCCACCGTCACGACTGAAAACGGTAGGATTTCGACGTGGTAGGATTTCGACGAGTTTTCGGGACAGACGGGGACAGACGGCGGATTGCGGTTTTTGGTATATATTTCCGGTGTGTAACCCCGTTTGGGACAGAGGACAGATACTTATAGAGTCCACGGAAAATGAAATTTATAACCCTGAATCCGTTCATATAGATAATCCACTCTCCGCGGCGTCTGTCCGGCCATTATGGTAAACCCCTGATATGTAACGGTAAACGGTCGATTTAAGCGGGTTTCTCGTCTGTCCCGTCTGTCCAGCTAGACCGTTGATCGTTGATATTGTTACGTTATTCGGGGCCTTTCCCGACCCCTTAGTGGGACGCCCACCGCTACCCTTTTCAGTTGCATGAAAAGTGGGCCTTGCGGAAATTCGAATCGATCATAGATTATTCCAATCAGGAATAGTCATCCGCCGATTGTGGAGGTCGAGACGATGTGACGAACTACGACGACCGGTCCCGGCTGTATCGGACGGCGAGGTGGAAACAACTCCGCCTCCAGATACTCCAGCGAGACCACTACCGGTGCAATAGATGCGACGTCGATCTAAGGCCCGGAAATACCCACCCCGAAAGCGCGGTCGTCGATCACGTCGAGAAACACCGGGGCGACCCCGTCAAGTTCTTCGATCCGGACAATCTGCAATCGCTTTGCAAGTCCTGCCACGACCGACACAAGCAACGAGAGGACAACCGAGGTTATGACTCGACAATCGGTTCCGACGGATGGCCCGTCGATCCCCGACACCCCGTCAACACTCCCCGCCGTCGCCGGTCCTAGTCCGTGGGACTTTGGATTGTTTGTTGGTTTCGTTGATGCGTGGGCGAACGACCCGAACCCGAAACCCTCAGTCCTAGAGTGCGACGATCTTCCCGGATTTACGACCCGGACGGCGGCGTGATTTCTCGTCGAAATCCTACCGTTTTGGATGCCCTCCGGACGGTTGGAATCCTACCGAAAAGCCCGGTCGAAATCCGACCACCGGGGAGGGGTGGGTCCGATCTCTGGAGCGTTCTCTAAGGGGATCGGTGTCGGCCCTCTTTTCGCAGCGTCGCGAAATTGGGAAAGCTGTTTTTAAACAATCACTTGACTAACTTATTGATTGACAAGAGGAATTTCGACCGGCGAACGCCAGTCGAATCGAGGTGCGAAGCGGAGAATCGCACGCTCCTGAACCGCAGGGAACGCCAGAGGTCGCGACTTAGGGTCGGACCTACTCCGCAAGCGGCGAGGCGAAAGCCCACGCCCGATTAGACTCAGATCGGGCCAATAAAAACAACAACAACAAGAGCGCGTTTAAACATGGCCGCCGGACGAAAACCAACACCCGCCGCGATGAAAGAGCTAACCGGGAATCCGGGCCGTCGCCCAATCCCGGAGGGGGTGTTCGCGACCGAACCCGTCGAGTGGATCGAACCGCCGGACGTCGTCACGGATCGGGGTTATGCTTTGGGCAAGTGGAAAGAACTTTGCCACGGCCTCGGAGCCGCCGGGGTTCTTACCACGCTCGACTCCTCCGCCTTCACGCAGCTTTGCCTCGCGTGGGCCGATTACCTCGACGCGTGCGACGAGATCGAAGCGGAGGGCCTCGTCGTCGAGAGTAAGACCGCCGCCGGTCACACCACAATGAAGGCTAACCCGGCGGTCGCCGTTCGCAATGCCGCCGACGCGAAGTACCGCCAGAGCCTCGCGGACTTCGGATTGAATCCAGCCGCCCGCACCAAAATTGATATGGCCTCCGCGCCAGAGGAAAAGGACGAGTTCTTTGACGCATAAGGACGCCGCAACCGAGTATGCGCGCCTCGTCAAGTCCGGGGTGATCGTCGCCGGGCCTCACGTCCGGGACGCAGCCCACCGCCACCTCGACGACCTCAAGAACGGGCACGAGCGCGGCCTCGTGTGGGACGCCGCAGCCGCGGAGCGGTTTTGGCGTTTCTGCGAACTGAAATTGCGACTCTCAGACGGGCAATTCGACGGCATACCGTTCAAGCTGGACCCGTCCCAAAAATTTATCACCGGTTCGATATTCGGTTGGAAACAGGCGAACGGAAAGCGCCGGTTCACGCGGGTCTATATCGAGCAAGGCAAAGGGAACGGCAAGTCCCCTCTCGTCGGCGCTATTGGTCTCTACGGCCTAATGGCGGACGGCGAAAACGGAGCGCAGATTTACAGCGCCGGGGCGACGAAAGAGCAAGCCGGAATCCTATTCCAAGACGCTTGCAAAATGGTGCGCCAGTCCCCGGACCTCGAGTCGCGTCTCAAGTTCTCCGGAGCGCAGGGTAAGGAATACAATCTCGCCTATCTCAAAGCCGGAGCCTTTTTCCGCCCGGTATCACGAGAGACGAAAAAGACCGGATCGGGTCCGCGCCCACACTATGCGTTGTGCGACGAGGTACACGAACACCCGGACGGCGGTGTTATCGAAATCCTAGAGCGGGGGTTCAAGTTCCGCGAACAGCCCCTCCTCGTGATGATTACGAACTCCGGATCGGATCGCCAGTCGATTTGCTGGAAAGAGCGCGAACACGCCGTCGCCGTCGCAGCGCAAACGCGGGAGGACGATTCGACGTTCGCTTATGTTTGCGCGCTGGACGACGGCGACGATCCTTTCGAGGACGAGTCTTGTTGGATCAAGGCGAACCCGCTCCTCGGAGTGACGATCACAAAAGAATATCTCGCGAAGAACGTCCGCCAAGCGCGCGACATTCCCGCCAAGGCGAACGGGATTCGCCGCCTCCACTTTTGCCAGTGGACGGACGCGGAGGAGGCGTGGATCAGTCGGGCCGCGTGGGAGGCAATCGAGGACGAGACTCTCGACCTCGACGACTTTGCGGAGGTGCCGTGTTACGGCGGCCTCGACCTTTCCGCGCGGAACGACCTCACGGCGAAAGCCCTACTTTTCCCGGACGGGAAAACCGAGGAGGTTCTCGACGAGGACGGCGAGGTGTTGGTCCCGGCGGGGTTGCCTAAGTTCGCGGCGTTCGTTCACGGGTACACCCCGGCGGACACGCTCCGCGCCCGCGCCGACACGGACGGGGCACCTTACGACGAGTGGGTCGAGTCCGGGTGGATAACCGCGACACCGGGCAAGAAAATCCGTCTCGATTACGTCGCTAAGGACGTTTACGACGACCACATGGAACGCTTCGGATACCGCGTTCTCGCCTACGACCAATTTTTGATTGATTCCTTTGAGGACGAACTAGACTTGTACGGAGCGGAGGTTCCCCTCGTGGATCACCCGCAAGGCTGGAACAAGCGAAAAACTGAAACAGCAGACGGCGAGGACGAGATCGTCCTTTGGATGCCGGGATCGGTGGACACACTGGAGACCCTTATCGTCGAGGGCCGCCTCCGGGTTCACGTAAACCACGCGCTCCGATCCGCCGTCGCGTCCGCGACCTTTGACAGATCACCGGCGGACCTCCGCCGTTTCACGAAACAAAAAGCCACAGCCCGAATCGATATGGCCGTCGCGTTAGCGATGGCGGTGGGCGCGGCAACGCAGGGTGTCCCCGTATCAGCACGCAGCCCGTGGGACGATGAAAGTTACGTTTATGGGGATTAAAGACCTATTCGGATTTTCGACGCGATCCGCGCCCGTCTCGGATTACGACGCCGTGCGCGGTCTTTTCGAGAGTTGGGGGGGGTCCGTCGAGTCGGGCGAAAAGGTCACGACCGAAACGGCCCTCGGTGTCCCGGCGATTTTTGGCGCGGTGAATTTCCTCTCCGGAACGCTCGCCAGTCTACCCAAACACGTTTACGAACACGACAAAGAGAAAGGCCGGAAGCGGATTCGCACCGATATTGCGACGATCCTCAGTAACTCCCCGGCGGAAGGCTGGACCGCTTTTAACTGGTTCAAGTACGCTTTCGACCAAGTGCTAACCGAGGGCCGGTTCGTCGCCTATATCGAACGCAACGCGCCGGGCCGGGTCGTCAATCTGTGGCCTTTGGAGGCGGCACAAACCGAGGTCGAGAAAAAGGGCCTCCGGAAAGTCTATCACTACACCGAGAACGGCACACGTCGGACCTATACCGCGGACCAAGTTATCGACCTCACGTTCGCATTAAAGCCGGATCAAGTGGGCGCGCGGAACCCAATCCAAACCGTCCGCGAGACGGTGGGCCTTGCTATCGCGGTGGAGAAATACGCCGCGCGGTTCTTCGGTGCTGGAGGTGTTCCACCTCTCGCGCTAACCGGGCCATTCCAGACGCCTAAAGGTCTCGAACGCGGTTCTAACGAGGTGTGGGACGCGATTAAACGTCTCGTGAAACAGCGACGAAACGTCCTCACAATCCCCGCCGGGCACGAGATCAAGGCTATCGGAGTGGAGCCGGACAAGAGTCAGTTGATCGAAGTTCGCCGCTTTATGAAAGAGGAACTCGCGACGGTCTATTCGTTGCCGCCGGTGTTTATCCAAGACCTCACCCACGGCACGTTCTCGAACACAGAGCAACAAGACTTGCACCTCGTTAAGCACACGATCCGCCGATGGGTCGTCGCGCTAGAGCAAGAGTTGAACCTGAAATTATTCGGACGTCGCAACACGAGTCGTTACGTCGAGGTCAATCTCGACGGCCTCCTCCGCGGCGACTTCAAGGCCCGGATGGAAGGTTACGCGAAGGGTATCCAGAACGCCATCCTTACACCGAACGAGGCCCGCGCGAGCGAGAACCGCGTCGCGGATGGTGAGGGCGACACCCTACTAATTCAAGGGGCAACCGTCCCCCTCGGATCGCAACCGATCCGAGACGCAAAAGCGGAGAAACAAACGCTATGAGTAAGCGCGAAATTCGGGTCGCCACGGGCGACCTTACGGCGGACAAAGAATCCGGGACGGTCACAGGTTACGCGGCGGTGTTCAACTCACCGACTCGGATCGGTAGGTCGTTCCCGTTCGACGAGCAAATCGCGCCGGGCGCTTTCGCTAAATCCATTTCCGAGGGTGCGGACGTCCGCGCCTTGATCGACCACGAGCCGGGCAAGGTTCTAGGTCGCACGAAAGCGGGGACGCTCCGAATCGCAGAGGACGCCCGCGGTCTAAAAGTTGAAATCGACCTCCCGGATACTCAAGTCGCAAGAGACCTTAAAGAGAGTATGACGCGAGGCGATATTTCTCAAATGTCGTTCGGGTTCACTACGGACGTGGACGAATGGGACGAGACCGGGCCGGTCCCGGTTCGCACCCTCAAGTCGGTTTCGTTGTTCGACGTCTCAGTCGTCACCTTCCCGGCCTATCCCGACACTTCGGCGGCGGTTCGTTCGCTGGAATCGACCCGCGAGGGTCGCGCTACCGGCGTGGCTCTAATCGCCGCCCGCACGAAAATGCGACAGGACGTTTCGGTCCGGTCCAACAACAAAAACAAACAACGAGGTTAATATGACTATCGCCGAACTCCGCGCGAAACAGGAACAAGTCCTCGCGCAAGCCCGTACCGCACTGGACGACATTAGCGCGGACGGTGTCACCGAGGAGCGCGCTTCCGAACTGGAAACCCAACACGACAAAGCGATGGCGGAATATGACCGCCTCGGTACTCGTGCCGACCGGGCGGAAGCCCTCGAAAAGCGCGAAGCGGAAACGGAAGCCCGTGCAGCGCAGCCGGACCCTAACCGCCCACAAGGCAATGATGTTCCCGCCGGTGGCACGCAAGAGGCCACCGACGAGCAACGCACGAAGGTATATGAGGGCGCGTTCCGTCACTACCTCGTCCACGGTTTCGAGGATATGTCTAGCGAGGAGCGCAAGGCCCTTCGCGAAGCACGCGCGCAAAGCGTGGGCACGGACTCGAAAGGGGGCTATCTCGTCCCGAAACAGTTTGTCCCGGAAATGATTACGAGCATGAAAGCGCGCTCGCCAATGTTCGACGGCAACGTGACGCGTCAACTCGTCACCGCCTCCGGCAATACGTTGGAAATGCCGACGTTCGACGACACCGCCGGGGAGGCTGTTCTCGTCGCAGAGGCTACCGACGCAGGCGAAACCGACGTGGACGTCGGCGTTACCAACGTGGGCGCGTACAAGTATTCGTCCAAGACGGTCAAGATTTCCTCGGAACTCTTGCAGGACGCAGAGGTGGACCCGGTCGCCCTCGTTCGCGACGCTCTTGCGGAGCGTTTCGCTCGCGGCAT